TCAGTCGGTTTTTCAAAAGGACAAGAACTCTATCATACGGAAGGAGATACTTGGACCGAAGGAGATAAGACGTGGACAATTAAGGATGGTATTAAACAAAATGTTACCAAACTTGATAAAGCACGTGAAGCGGTCAATTTCCCGATTTTTTGTCCGTCTTGTAAAAAAACGATGAAACCCCATCTGGATAAAAAGTGGTATAGCATGTTTAATCACTGCTATAATTGCCATATAGATTTTGAGCACAACCTCCGAATCAAAGGACTTTGGGGCGAATATACCAAAAATATTATCAATACAGACTTGGATGGTATTATAAATGATTTCGAATCTTGGGTAGATGATCAAATACAAGAAAATAATACATCTTATATAACCGAAGCTGGAGATGTTGAAAATTGGGTAGGGTCTAATAAATCGCTACTTCTTAAATCTAAAGAAGAAACCGTTAAATATTTGCAAAGTTTAAAGAAAGACTAATATTTATAATCATATTTAAAAAACATCTCAATGGATTTTGACGTAGCAAAATGGAATAAAAAACGATATCTTGAAGAGGCTACCGGTGAGGACCAATTCAATGATGACCCCAATAAAGCTGCTCAAGCCATTGATCAAGCTTTAGAAACAGCTACCCCATTTATACTCCCAGAAGATTTAGCTAAAGCTTTTATTATTGTAGCTCGCACGGGGTATCAAAATGAGCAATACTCTAAATTTGTTGAAGCTATGGTTTCTGAACTGAAATCTGTACTTCAAGAAATTAAAGTAAAACCTCCAACCAATTCACCCGAGGAAGTAGTTAGAGTTTTACAAGATTACTCAAATAAAAACTACCCTCCTAATTTATATGATATTACTATCACTCCTGGAGCTAATTACGTGTCAATAGGAGGACAGCATAAAGCAATGCTCGATGATCCAAAATTAGAACAATTGACAGGATACCAAATCTTCTCAGATCAAGATGAAGATCGTGGATATATTGTAAGATTTTACGCCCCTCAAAAATGAAAGATCTAGACCAAATAAAGGAATTTTTTTCCAAATCTATAGAAGAAGCTATGGGTGGGGAAATTAACGAGCAGCTTTACATTAAAATATCTCCTGAAGATAAAATAAAAGCTTTTCAAATTTTTCAAAATAATGGTTATATTAAAATTGATCCCTCTGATATGGGGCACATCAAAAGATACGCTTCAAAATTTGGTAGCGATGTATACGCTTCAAATTCTATAGAAGACATTTACGATTTTTATTACGATTTAGCTGCTAAAGGTATTCGAGTTGAAGATGAAAACGTAACCGATATAGATTACGATGTACCTCTTAGAGAAGAAGAAATTGAAGCTTTAGATTTTAAACTCCAAGAACTTTTTACCAAATTATCCCCATCTCAAGAAATAAATGAAGATGCTTTTGAAGATACTTGGATTGAAAATAAAAAAAAAGCTAAAGAATTTATAGAAAAATATCCTAATGACCAAGGCATTAATTACGTTAAAGCCTACTTGGATATAAATGATTTTGTTGAAGCAAATAGATATTGGACTGATTTTGTTAGGAAAATTATTAATAAGTCTCCTAATAATGAATCTTTAAAAGAAAAAATCAAAGAAATTCTTTTAGAGAAAAAAAAAAAGAGAGACCGCTGCCTTAAAATAGCTGATCGTAAATTTGATAAACCATCCGCTTACAAGTCGGGGGCAGTTACAAGATGTAGACAAGGAGAAATTTGGAAAAATCTTAAAGAAGAAACTCTAGAAGAAAAAGAAAAAGAAACTCTCCGTACTTGGTTCAAACGTAAAGGCGCTCCGGGTAAAACCGGAGGTTGGGTTGATTGCAACTCACCTATCTACAAAGATGGTAAAAAAGTTGGATACAAACCTTGTGGAAGATCAAAAGGCGAAACCAGATCAAAATATCCATCTTGCAGACCTACTGCAGCCAAGTGTAGCGACCCAGGAAAAGGCAAAAAATGGGGAAAAACAAAATAATTTTATATATTTATAACTATGAAACTATCAGCATTTAAGAAAATTATCAAAGAAGCCATTGAAGAAGAAATGGTTGAAGAAGTATTTGAACCCATTGACGAAATTGGTCCTATAGTTGTTGTTAAAAAACCTAAGGGTAAAATGACAGCTGAAGATCTTATCCAAGAAATGTCAATATACGATAGTATCGTTAAAGAAGATATTCTAGCAGTCCTCCCAGGAAACAGCAAATCAAAGGCTAGAAGCATAGCTAAAGAAGCTGTTAAAAACTATGAAACACAACAGGAAGCTCTTAAGACTCAAATGGAAGAATATAGAGCTGCTAAAAAAGCTGTTGATGATAAAAGACAACTAGCTAAAAAAACAATTAGTCAACTACAATAATTAAACCTCTCTTAACAAATGAAACTTTCAGAATTTAAAAAACTTATCCGCCAGAGTGTTATGGAGGAAGTGAATGAAGATCAGAATATATCTAATGTTGATTCATATTATGGCTTTCTTTCAGAAGAACCAATTGACGAAAACGCTCTTGATAGAATAGAACAAGCTATAAAATCAGGAAAAATTAACCCCAAAACTGTAGAAGCCGCTGCCAAAAAAGCCCAAAGTGGTGATTCCTCAGAATTAGCAGCTCTTATGGTAATTGGTCAAGGTTTTACCAAACTCGAAGAAGCAGAGGAAGAAGAAGAAATAACTGATACCGAAGTCGACATCACTGAACCCGCTCCAGAAGCCCCAGATATGGGAGCAGGAGATATGACCTCTTTTGCAAGTGAACCTACATACACCCCAGAAGAAGCTGAGGTTATGGATAGTCTTGACAACGCATTAAAGCAAGCCCAAGATTTAGGTGACGAAAAATTATCAACTTTAATAGGAAACATTATTACCTACTTTACAAGACAGCACGTTGTAAAAGAAGGTAGCGCTGGTAGAAAAAAACACTATAAAGGTGCTGTTAAAGACGATAAAGATCAAATTTCAAAACTAAAAAAAGACATGAAATTCGATAAAAAGCAATTACAGAAAGAATCACTTGAAATTCTTAAAATGAAAAAACTAGCTGGCCTTTTAAAGGAAGGTGAGTATGCTAAAGCATTATTGAGAGAAAATTTAGATTATACTTTTGAAGAATTAAAAGGAAAAACAGTTATCTTAGCTTTAATTGAAGACGGAGATGAAAACAAAGAATTTATTGTAATCAACACTCCTGAAGACTATAGAGAATTAGAAAAAACCGTTAAAGAATACGAAGATGAGGGTATCTTAGATGAGTATTATCCTGTATTAAATAAAGGACAACGTTTAAGAGAAGAAAAAAATCTAACCCCTCTCCAGCAATATATCTATGATTATGAAATAGAAATAAGTGATAAAGAATTTGTTGATCAAGAATTAGAAAATATTAAAAAATTAAATACTCCTCAGGATGTATATAATTACTATGCTGTTTATAGAGGTTGGGAACAAGATAAAGATTTCAAAAATGATCTAAAAAATATTTACAGACAAGTAAGTAAAAAATTTATAAAAGAAGAAAACAGTGATGTTTACATGAGCTTTGATAAAGAAAACTGGTTTGATAAAGAAGATAAACCTTACGCAGGTGGCTTTGATTTTGATTATGATGAAGAAACATTTGATGATTTTGATTCATTTATATCAAAATACAGTGATAAACAAAGATCATTCAGACCCTCTGACAAATCTATATTTGATACTTATAAAAACAAGTACAATAACATGATGATGCGTAAAAGAAAATAAAAAAAATTTAAAAATTTATAAAATAAAAAATCATGAAAGAATCACTCGAAATCCTTAGAATGAAAAAATTAGCTGGCCTTTTAACTGAAGGTGAATATGCTAAAGCATTATTAAAAGAAACTGAACTAGTAAATGAAGGTATGAGACCTGAGGATGCTAATGGTTTAGTTAATGCCCTCGAAGCCTATTTAGCAAGACCTGCACTTAAAAGTTTTAGAGGAATACCTGGTATGCCCATGACAAATGGTAAATTTAGCCCTTTTGATATTGAAGATTTTAAAAGATTTTTACAAAATCCTGGAGGTTCTTTTTCAAAGTCAGCTGAAACCAATAATTTTCTTAGCAAGGTCTATAAAGCACTTTCAAGGCCCCCCTTTAGTGAAGATAAAATGATAGATGATATTATAACTCCTCTTATTTCAAAATGGCTTACCTATAAAGATCAACGAGGTATGAAAACAGATACCGAAAAATATCAAGTCCAACAATGGAAGGATGAACTTGAAGATTACGCAAGAAATAATCCTGATGATTATGTTTTCCAAATCACAGGTAGATATTCATAATATATTTTAGTATAAATTAAATAATAAAAACTATGACATCACAAGAACTACACGATAAAATGGTAGAGGTTTTAGAAACCCTAACTATCGAACACCACAAAACAACTAAAGCAGCTCACGGGCGCGCTCGTAAAGCTGCTGGTGAACTCAAAAAATTAATTACCGAATATCGTAAAGCATCTACTGCTGAAGATAAAGCGAAATAAAATAAAATGAAACCTTTCAACTTTAATCTTATTGTAGAAAATCATTCTCTTAAAAACCTACGAGAGATTAAAGCTGTCTCTGGTACAGATAGAGAATACATTATAAAATCTGTAGATAATAAGCTTCAAGCTTATTTTGATAAACTCGTACCCACTTCAGGTAACTCCCAGTTTCTTGAAGGTGAAATGCTCAGAGCTATCAATAGAATAATCTACAGAAGTTATAATGATGGTGACTATTTTTATCAAGGGTATGGAGCCGAAACCGTAGGCCCCGCAATGGCTTTTTTAACTAATCATAGAGAAATTCCTATTGAAATAAGAAGGCAAATTATAGATATTGAAAGAGAAGCTGTAGGATCTGTTGATAAAAACTATGAGGATTATCTATATCAAATAGCTGAAATTATATTAGATTATCTTAATAGTAAAAATGGAGAATTTACTCCTTCTACTGCTGATTTATTTGATTATGATTCTGAATATGATTCTTCTGAAGAAGACGATGAGGATGATGACCCAGGCTTTGACTATGATGATGAGGATGAAGAAGATGAGGATGATATGTACGAATCTATCTCTGAAGCTTTAACTCCAAAACAGGAAAAATATAAAGATTACTATTTAAAATTCCTAAAGGAAAATAAAAAGAACTTTATTAAACTTTATGGTCCTGTAGCTGAACGTGTAATGTATGGTAGAGCTATAGAAATGGCTAAACTAAAATCAGAAGAAACACTTCAAGAAATCAAACCTGTAGCAGCTGATGCTTTTCTTTCAGCTAAAGAAGTAATAAAATTGATTGGGAAGCAAGGTGAAGCTTCTATAGGTGATACTTTCACTTATGGTGGGGTTGAAATGCAAGTTCAACTTACTCCTAATGGCGGTTTAATAGCAGTATCTCAAACAGACCCTAATAAATCTATTCCTATTATATTTGGGGAAGATCCTGAAAAACAAAAGGTAAGAGAAATGGTTAAAAATGTTTTGAGAAATCCTGAACTAGCTGATAGAAATAGAGATGGAGAACTATCATCTTGGGAAAAAAAAGTAGGGGCTGCAATTGAAAAGAACACAGCTCAAAATGAAATTAGAGTAGTTTCCCCTTACGAACCTGAAGATGATGATGATGAATTTTACCAAGGAGATTGGGGTTCTTCAGATCAAGCTATAATGAATCGATCAATCCACCGAAACCTAAATGAACCAACAGAATTTCCAGGTCTAACTCAAACTTTATCAGCTGTAGAAGAAGCAGTTGATTTTTATTGGGATGATTGGGAAGAATACCAAACTGAAGAAGGTAGAGAAAACTTAATAAGAGATGCTTTCCAAAGATACATGGGAAGATATTTCCCTGACTTTTTTAGAGATATGCAAGCTTTTCTGACCCCTATTGATGAAGATAATACTAATATGATGGAAAATTATACAAATGAAGACCTTGATTTAGGTCACGAAGACAACGAACCACACATGATTAAAGGCGAACTATATCGTATTGGAAAATACGCTATGGAACTCTATCAAATGGTAGATGAGTTTGAAGGTATGGGTGAAGTAGACTTCCCTGCATGGTGGCAAGCTATGATTACAGACTCAGCTTCTAAAATGGTCAAAGCAAAACATTACCTTGATTTCGAAACCAAAGAACCCGAAATTGATGCTATGGTAGGTGCTATTGATATGTCAGGTGCTCTAGACAATGTAGGTGTAGACGAAGCTCTACCCCCAGGATATTTTAAAAAGAAATACCCTAAAAAACTTAAAGAAGAATCTCCACTAACCCCAGGTCTAGGAGAAGGAATTGGTGATGCTTTTACTAATCTAAAAAAGATAATTAAAATCATAGTATCTGATGATCAATACCTAATTCCACCTGATGTATCAGATAATTTCTTTGATAAACTAGACAAAGCAACTGACTCCAAATCTTTAGAAGACCTTGCAAAAGTTGTAAACAAATCAATAGCAGGCAAAGGAAAGCCAGGAACAAACGTTGGCAGTGGAGGCACCGGAGTTACAGAAACTAGGAAACTGAAAGAAGAATCACCTAAAGATAAAACTGGTCTTCGCTATGCTCTAGCTACAAATTTAGCTAAAACTGGAAAGCCCCAAACTCAATCCGGAGCTAAACCTGCAAAGTTAACCCCAGGTTTAGAAAAGAAAAGAGAAGCTAATGTTAAAAAGTTAAAAAAATACATCAAAGAAACCATTATTTCTCAGTCTTTAAAAAATAAAAAATAATGACCTCTAGCGAATTAAGAGATAAAATTCAAGGTGCTGTACGTAAGGTTTACGGTGTTCGTAAACCTGGTATGGGTGGGGAGGAAACTTTTTCAGACGAATTAACTAAATTTCCTGAGTTAAGTAAAGTTCTAAGAGAACTATTAACGGATGATTATAAAGTTTTTGTTGAGAGTATTGATTGGGTAGCCCCTAAACCTACTACTTTTAGAATTAACCTTAAAAACGGTCAAAATTTTTATTTAATATATACTTTAAGAAGTTGGATAGCTCAAATTGAAGGTAAAAAATATTATCTTCTTAATTTAAATGAAAAAGAAAATGCAACTAATGCTATATCTCGTGTTTTGAGATATGGTCCTAAAGCAACAGAAGAAATACCTTCTGAACCTTCTGATTCTTCATCTAAACCTAAACCTTCAAGTTCATCTTCTCCATCCCCAACTCCTCCTCCAACTCCATCTCCTACCGCTCCTGAAACCCCAACGACTCCAGAAGAGGCTTAAATATTTATTACCATGGATTTATCAAAATTACGTAAAATGATTCGCGAAGTTAAGGTTGAAGACCCTGAACTAGCAGCTCAAATCAAGGAATACGCTGAACTCTCAGATAGTATAGATAGAATTAAATCCGAGTTAAAAAAACTTGAGGTAAAATATAAAGGATTAGAAGAAGTGATTCGTCCTCTTCTTGAAGAGTTAGAAGAAACTCAAGATAAAGCTCTTGAAGTTGAAGATATTTTAGTTACGATTAAAAGAAAAGGGTATGAAAGAACATCCATAGCCTATAAAGAAGCTTTAGAATGGGTAAGAGACAGAATCAATCCAGCAATGAGAAAAATTGTTGACGATTCTTTAGAGGCAACTAAAAAGCCAACTTACATTGCTTCTCAAATTGGTGTTCAAAAACTAAAAGAAGAAAAAAATAGTTCAAAATTAAAAATGTATTTTGATAAATTAGCTAAAGTATTTTCTTTTAGAAATAATAAACTTTCACAAGATATAAATGTTCTCAAAACCAAACTTCAATCGATTTGAAGTTGATATCTATAGCCGAATTTTAGATTATTGGTTAACTCTCTCAAACGGTTATATAGATTTTGACAGTACATCAGATCGCAATCTAATTAAACACTTAGGATTACTAGAATCAGATTATCCGATTTTAGAAAAATTTTACAAACAAAGGTTGGAAGGGTAATTCTTTGTTTATAACTTCTAAGTTAAAACATATATCATATGGCTAATAAAGAATTATCATCTCATATAACAGATAGAATAGTCACTGTAGACCAGTTGCTTAACGCACACGACATTTCTCTCGAATATTGGGAAATAGAAAAACAAATCGTTAACTCATGGGAGGTTGGGGCTAAAACACCAGATGGTGTAATCGCTACAACTCCTCTTTTCCAAGTAAAGGTTTGGCTTAAAAGTAAAATCGAATCTAAAAGATTAGATGAAATTAAAGCAGAATTTATCCAAGACCTTCAACTTTTATCTCCAGTAGTTAAAAAAATTGAATACAAAAACGTAAGCGATAAACCTAAAAAAATGGTTGAAATTAATATTTTCGATCTTCACTTAGGTAAATTTGCTTGGAGAGAGGAAACTAACCACGATTACGATTTAAAAATTGCAATGGGTATCTTCAATGATTGTATTGATCATTTTATTGAGTCTGTTAAAAATGTAAACGTTGATAAATTTCTTATTCCAATCGGAAACGATTTCTTCAACTCAGACTACTCTTACCCTTACAACAGAACTACAAAAGGTACACCTCAAGAAAATGATACTCGTTGGCAACATATCTTTAGAAAAGGCCGCCAGCTTTTAATTGATAATATCAATAAACTAGTTCAAATTGCTCCCGTTGATATTGTTATGATTCCGGGCAATCACGACTATGAAAAAATCTTCTACTTAGGTGATTCTTTACAGGGTTGGTTCCACAACAATGAAAACGTAAACGTAAACAACTTAGCCGCTCCTAGAAAATACTACAAATACGAAGATGTATTTTTAGGTTTTACTCACGGAGATAAAGAAAAGGTAAACGATTTACCTCTAATTATGGCTCAAGAAAATCCAATGGATTGGGGTTTAACTAAATTTAGAGAGTTCCATTTAGGACATATCCACCACAAACAGGAAATCAAATACAAATCAGCCCACGAATATAGCGGTGTTATAATTCGTTATATGAGCTCACTCTCAGGAACCGACGCTTGGCATTTCAGCCACGGGTACGTGGGTTCTAAACGCTCAGCTGAATGTCTCGTTTGGGATGGAAAAAAAGGTTTAGATCAGCAAATTTATTATACTTTATGATATTTATGGCATATTATCAGCCATGGATAAAGTAGATGTAAAAGCCACTATCAAAAAACATAACATTGGACCTGGATCTCGTCTTGTTTTCAAAAAAGATCCTCAAGCATATTATGTAAAAAGTTGGGTAGGAGACATACAAAATGTTCCCGACGACAAAATAGCTGTGTTTGTAACTACTAATAGTGGAGATACTTATAAAAAATTTTTAAGGAATCTAGTAAAAGTAGGAAACAGTGAACCTATTATGAAAACATTAAATGAAGGCAAATGCAACTGTGGATGTGGTGGTTGTTCTAAAGCACCATTATTAAACGAACAGCTTGTATCACGTCAAGGGTTGTCTGAGGGTATACTCTATCATATAGACAATAAAAAACCGCTTACAGAACATTTATACCGTGCCGGTTCGGAAAAATACTTTCAACTTTGGTCTGAAGCTAGAATGCTTTACTCTCGTGATCTTTTAGAAGTAAAAGGTGACGATTTAGATATTCTTTTAGAAACAGATTTGGGCCATTTTGGCCTCTATGAAAATCAACAAGTTCCCTTAGATTTTATTTTTGAAGAAATCGAAGAAGAACTAGACGAAGCCAAAAAGGAAAAAAAGAAAAACCCACCATTAAACAAACCAAAACGTGGTGGTTCTAAAAAATTCTATGTTTACGTAAGAGACCCAAAATCAGGTAACATTAAAAAGGTATCCTTCGGTCAAGAAGGTATGTCTGCTAAAATCAATAATTCAAAAGCAAGAGCTGCTTTCTCAAAACGCCATAATTGCCCCGCTAAAAAGGACAAAACTAAAGCTTCATATTGGAGCTGCCGTCTTCCAAGATACGCTAAACAATTAGGTCTTAAATCTAACTTTTCAGGATTCTGGTGATATGATCAAATTAATCAACATACTACACGAAATAAAAATTTTTTCTTCTTTTTTTCAAATAGCTAAAGATGAAGATGAAGAATCTCAATTTTATGAAGAAACTGATTATGTAGGCTCAGGCTTAACAGGGTATATTCTTGGTAAGATGTCTTATAATGAGTTAGCTCGAAAATTAGGCGCTGAAGCTACTCTCGAAAATGATGAAAGTTATTCAGATGGAGGTTCTAAAGTATCAGCTGAATGGATAATTAAAGTAGGTGAGCAGGGAGCAACACCTCAAATTGTTAGAATATATGATTATAAAGGAGATGTTGCTGCTCCCATAGAAAGAGATGAAAAAATAATATGGCATGTTGGGGGTAACAAAGAAGCTGCTCAAAAACTATTTTCGAGTTTAGGGTTAAAATTTACTGATGATTTTAGAGAAGCTTATGATTTAGGTTTATTTGAATCTTTACTCTTAGAAATTTCTGAAAAGGTTATCAAACAAAAATTTGAAGAATATAAAAACCAAGTTGTCAATCTAGATTACGATGCTGTAAGGTATTACGTTGAAAGATTTGACCAAATTAAAAGTGGTTTAAAAAGTAGAGTTCAAAGAGGAGACGAATTAGTTTTAACTCTTTTACCTAAAGAATTAAAAACTGAAGAAGCTCTAAATAAATTATTTTATATTGATATTCTTAAATGGCGAAAGTTTAGAGATCTAGAAAAACTTATTGATGGTGCTTTCTCAAAACAAATAGCTAAAAAGAAAGAAGAAGAATTAGTCAATTCAGTAGAAACTGATGCTGACTTAATTTATTCTAAAAATGGCATCGAAATATATAAAGGAGATGCTGAACATAAATGTATCAAATACGGAAAAAGTGGATATTACTCATGGTGTATCTCACGCCCCCAAGGAAGTCTATATGGATCCTACAGATTTGGGGGTACCGGTGGTAGTAGAATGTTCTATTTTGTATTTGATAGAAATAGACCTGATAGAAAAACAGATGGAAAGTTTGAAGATCCCTACCATGCAATGGTAATTCATAAATATGAGAATGGTACTTATGCTTTAACCCTTGCACCTAATACAGGTGATAAACCCTTTAAAACCTACCAAGATCTAGTAAATTCCCTCCCAGAAGACTTAAAAAATGCTTTAAAAGATAAAGAAAATTTATTTAGTTACATTCCTCCTAGTAAAGAAGAAATTGAAGTTCAAGCATTAGCAGGTAAAGAGTTAACCCCTACCCAATTTGCAGAGTTAAGTTATGAAGGAAAAAAACTTTATGTTAGAAACAATGCTAATGATTATAGAAAATTAACTCCAGCTATAGTAAAGTTTTTAGACCTAGATTTAAAAAATGAAGCTATTAACAACAATAGAAAATTTACTTTTGATGAGTTAAAATCTAATCTAGGGTTAGTAAAAAGATATGCAGATTATAGATATACAAGATACCCTGATGAACCTCTTCCATACAAATTTTTACCTTACCTAAAACCTGATTTACAACAAACTTATTACGATAAATTTGAGGAAGATTATTTATCTTTTGATGAAATTGAAGAATATTTTTCTAAAGACATTTTAAATCAATATATAGAAAAACAAATAAACAATCTTGATTTCTTACCTAAAGAGGCTGTTAAATACATGACTCCGCAGCAAAAAGAAATCTATGATATATATTCAAAAAGTTTTTCTGATATTGAATACAATCTTGATTCTAATCACAATTCAAGTGAAGATAGAATGGCCCCACAAAGGACAGTAAGAATCCGTCCTATATCTACTAAAAATTTCCTTAGCCTCTCCCCAGAAGAAAGAAATGAGTATATAAATTTCCTTAAAGAATATATTACAGATCCCAATTCTCAAAATCAGTATTTAGCAGTATCATTAGGTATTCCTACAAGTTTTGAACAAAACGGTAAATTATATTTTATTACTCCTAATGGAACAACCTATAATGCCGACTTTAATATTATAGATTCTGAAGGGAATGTTGTTAAAAACAAAGTTAAAAAGATTTCTTTCTCTAAAGATGGTAAACCAGCCGATATCCGATCATCAGGAACGTCACTTAAAGGTTCTGATTCATTTTACTTAAAGCCTGGAGTTGATTATGATAAAATTGAAATAGATGGTCAACCCTTAGAATTACAGGAAAACCAGGTCTATCAGAGATTTAAAAAATTAGCTGGATTATTATGAAAAAATCTCAACTAAATAAAATCATTAGATCAGCTTTACAGGAAATTAAAGTAAAACCAAGCTTAAGTCCTACTGAACTATTTAAAGAAGTAAGTTCTGAACTAACCCCATTCCATGTATATTTTCTCCTGGACTCAGCAAATGTAGATGATTTTTTGGATGATTGGATTGATGATTTTGAGGGCCAATTTAACTTAAACCTAAACTCATATAGACCTAAACTTGAAGCACTTTATAGATTAGCAGAACAAAATGAAATTGCCCCATTATTTTTAATGGGTGAAGATGTAGAGCTTGGAGATCATCAATTTAACATATCAGATTATAGTTATCTAACAACAATTAAAGATAGTGATTATAATTACGTTTATGTTTCAAAATTTCCTTTAACATAATAGGGTATGTTTGACTTAAAAAAATATCTTTCTAATAATCCTCTCTTAAATGAGATTAAAGTAAAGGCCCCCAATACATTCTCTCAGGACGATATCGAATTTTTAAACATTTTAGCCGATGAATCTTATGGAGAAGGTGTTAGTGTGATCGACATTTACCAACCTCTGAGTGAAACATATGATCTAGAAGATTTTGAATACATCTCAGACGAAGACTATGATAGTAAAAAACATATAGCTATAAAACATTTTCTTAAAAACTTTAGCAGTGGGGTATATATTTTACCTGACACAAATTCTAACCTATTTGGACGAGAATGGGAAGCTCCGGGGGCCCCAGCCAACAATGCATATTACACTAGAGTAATTATTGATCAAGATAACGAATTAGTACAAATAGAAACCCCCCATATAGATGACGATGGGGAATATTATGTAGGTTGGTTTGACTCTGATACAAACTATCATCCAGATACAGCTAATTTTACTGAAGATGGAGAATATACTGGAAACGCTGAGTAAATTTCAAAAAAGACACCCTAATATTTATATTGGGGGAAGTGTTTCTTTAATTTTACAAAACGTAATCCCATATAGAATACCTAAAGACATAGATATTATTTCAACTAATCGTATTCATATTTACGATTTATTTGAAGTTAAAAAAGAAAAACATAGGTTAATAAAAAAGTTTAAACATGATGGATTAAAATTTGATTTATTTATTAATCCAAATGCCCAATATATTGAATATATTTATAATGGATGTGTTTTAAAATTATCTCCCATTGATGAAATTTATGAATGGAAATTAAAAGAAAAAAACATTCAAACAGAAAAACATATAAACGATTTACAATATTATACATGATTAAGTTAACTGATATTCTACAAGAAGCAAAAGAATCATTTGAGGATTTTGCTGTAACACGAGGTAAAGGAGCAGCTAAAATTGCTGAAAACGCTGAAGAAAAAGGTGGTTTATCTCTATTAACATGGCATCACTTTAAAGTAAAAGCTCCATATTATAAAAAAGCAGCTGAAGGTAAATTCGATAAAGAAGCAGCTAAAAAAGAATTCGATCAAACCCTAAAGAAAATATCACTAGGAATGACCCAAACAGAATTTCAACGTGAAGTTGGACGTTTAGAGGTATTAGGTGAACTATTAATTAGAGAAAAATGATAAAACTAGCAAACATACTAAGTGAAGCTGAACTAAATAAATGCCCAGCCCCAACCCAAAACATTGAACTTAACCTTCAAAACAGACAGAAGGCAATCAATGAATACGGGTATGGTCCTCTAAACCCTAACGAACCAAACAACAAATTCTGGCAAGCTAAAGTAGACATGTGGAAGCTTGATTCTGTAGAAGAAGCTAAAACATCACTCTGTGGTAATTGTGCTGCATTTGATATTACTACTAAAACATTAGATTGTATAGCTAAAGGAATAGGTAATGATGGTGGATCAGAAGACCCATTTGATGTTATTAAAGCTGGTAAATTAGGATATTGTAGATTCTTAAAATTTAAATGCGCAGCAGCTCGAACTTGCGATGCTTGGGTTGTTGGTGGTCCTGTTACAGATGATAAAACCACATAAAATGATTAAACTATCAGACATATTAAAAGAAATAAATATCCAACAAAAAGATCAGTTAGGATCAGGACAAAGAAGCTCAGTATATCCTTATAACAAAGATCCCGAAAAAATAATAAAAACTGTTTCTGATTATGAGGATGATAATGAATTTGATTTAGAACAAATTAAAATATTCCAAAAACATCCTGATATATTTCCTTTAGTATATAAAGTAACTGATAAATATGCTATATTAGAAAAATTAAATGTAGGTAAAGCATATGATGAAATGGTATCATTAGAGCTTCAAGTAGAAAAAACAAATAATGTTTTATCTAAGTTTATGCAAGATGAAAAATATGAATACGATGATTTAGCAGGTGTTTTATATAATTTTTTAAAAGAATATCCTGAAAGTGAATTAAATTCTTTATATAGTAAAATTAAAGATAGTAATAAACTTAAAACTTGGGTTTCTTTAATAAAAAAAGCTATAAATTTAATAAATAATGATTTAGATATTCATGGTGAACAATTTGGTTATAGTAAAGATGGTAAATTAAAATTATTAGATTTTTAATAACCTCTTGTAAATGGTGTTCAAATTGATTTATGTCTAAAGGAGAATAAAATGATTAAACTATCCGAGAAGATAAAGAATATAAAATTTAATATAACTCCATACACTGACATAGAAGTTACAGACAAATACATCATCCGAGAATTTACCGAAAACATTGACCCAATAGAGTTAATGTGGCATAGAGATGATGAAGATAGAACAATTGAGATTCTAGGAGAAACAGACTGGTTAATCCAATTAGACGATCAGTTGCCATCTCAAATAAAAGGCCCTATATTTATACCCCGACATATGTGGCACCGAACCATAAAAGGAACAGGACCACTTAAAGTCAAAATACATTTAGACTGATTCATAGCCAGTCGCTAAAACAATTTTTAGAGAGCTGTGGCCTCAATTTTGAGTCCCGGCTCTCTTTAATTATCTTTATATGTTAAATTTGTGAAAATGAAAGAAAAACTAATCGTAATCGTAGGTGCAGGTGTGGCAGGTGTTAATGCTGCTACTAAACTTGTAGATCAAGGTTATCCTGGTGAATATATTACTATCATCGATATGGGTAAAGACCCATACAAACGTAAACCTGAAGAAGTAATGACAGGTTTCCTAGGTGCTGGAGGATGGTCAGATGGTAAATTGACTTATCACACTGCAATTGGAGGTCAATTGTCTAAGTATTGTGGTGAGGATAAAGCCATGCAATTAATGGATCAAGTAATCACTAACTTTAAGCGTTTCCATCCTAAACCAGAAGAAGTACAATGTTCAAATCCTGACACAGAACCTGATTTTATTAAACCATATTTCGGTTTGCGATTATTCCCAGTATGGCACGTAGGTACAGATTATCTATCTGAGATCGCTAAAAACTGGTACGATTATTTGCTTAGTAAAGGTGTTCGATTTGAATGGGAAACCAAAGTATACGATATCGATTTCCAAAACAATTACCTTAGCGCTAAAAATGTTAGCTCACAAGAAGTAAGAGTATCATACGATGAACTTATCTTTGGTGTAGGTAAATCAGGTATTGATTTTGCCCAACAACTCGCTCAACAATATGAACTACCAGATGAACCCAAATCAGTTCAAATCGGAGTACGTTTTGAAGCACCACAAAAACACTTCCAAAAGTTGATTGACATCAGCTATGACTTTAAATTGTATCGCAAATTTGAAGATAAAGGTGTTTCGCTTCGCTCATTCTGTACAAATAACAATGCTGCTTATGTTGCTGTAGAAGAAACATATGGTGATCATAGTTACAATGGTCACGCTAAAAAAGATATGCGTTACCGAAACGACATGACCAATTTTGGCATCTTGATGGAAATCAATGGTATCGAAGATCCGTTTACTTGGTCACGTGATGTAGTGAATAAACTTCAATTTAATGGTACTGGTTTGTACTATTCACCAACTCGAGTTCCATCCACTACAGCAGAAGGAAACAACGTTACATCTTTCCAAATCGATAATTTGAGTGGAGTAGAAAATGTAATGGGTGAGTATTGGACTTACATTATGGACTTTATCGAGGACATGAAAAAAGTATTTCCAACACTACAAGATGATTGGGGTATGTACATTCCTGAGGTAAAATATCTTTCACCTGAACCACTTGTAAGTTACCGCAACTTATCTTTAACCAAGTTCCCAAATGTTCACTTTGTAGGAGATGCTTTATCAGCTAGAGGCATAACTGTTTCAGGAGCCCAAGCAATATATGTTGCCGAAGACATTCTTTCTTATTATCTTCGCGATACCGAATATCCGGAATTTTTAAGCCATTATGCTGTATGAGACAAGAAAAAGTTTTTGAAACCCGAACCATTAGATCGCAAGGATCCTTAATTTATTTATTTAAAGAACAAGGTCAAGAAAGTTGGAAAATCCACAATTGGGATGGTCCTGCTATTGAACCTATAGAATCTGATAGTACTTTAAAAGAAAGTTACTTCTTATACGGTAGAGAACTTACAGAACAAGAATGGACTCAAGCACGTAAAGACAGAGAAGGTTTACCTTGGTATAAAAATCCTTCAATGAGAGGAACTACTAGATTTTAATATGGAATATAAATCGTTACCCATACCCCGTAAAGGAGATATTTACCCTAAAGGATGGGGGTATGAACTTTGGATAGCTAATTCACCTGAATATTGTGGGAAACTATTAGTCTTTAATAAAGATAAAAAGTTTTCAATGCATTACCATATGATTAAAAGTGAATCTTGGTATGTTGCTAAAGGTGAATTTCAATATAGATGGATTAATACTGAAACTACAGAGGTCAATACAAATTATCTTAAAGAAGGAGATGTAGTTGATCTAGAAAGAGGCCAACCCCACCAGTTAACAGCTTTAACTGAAGGTGCTACTATATTTGAAATTTCTACCCAACATTTTAACTATGATAGTTATAGAATTATCAAAGGAGATGTTTTAGATGATTCAACCCCTAGTAGAGATTTAACTCGATTTTGGTCTTTAAACGATACCCAAATTGATTTTACTCAAATGGATATGAGTCTTTCTCAAAGTGAAGTAGAATCAACCTATGGTTGGGAAGCTTGCATGTATTGGGCTAACATAGTCCATACTGAACTTGACAATGAATTTTTCCAAATCAACCCCGGAGATGTTTATGTAGATCTAGGATCTAATGTAGGAATGAATTGCGCTTATGCTGAAACCAAAGGAGCCTCTAAAATTTATGCTATTGAACCTGACCCAGATGTTTTTAAAGCTTTGGAAAAGAATGCAGGTGATAATTGGGTTTTAGAGAACATAGCAATTTCTGATAAAGTAGGATTTATGGAAATTAGCATGTGGCCCAACTGGCAAGTTAAAAGAATTCTTCGTTGCACTACTTTAGATGAGATTGTTAAAAAACACAACATTGAAAAAATTGATTATCTAAAAATAGATATTGAAGGGGGAGAAAAAGAAGCAATTCATGGTATAAGTCCTGAAACTTGGGCTAAAGTTGATAAAATTTTTATTGAATTTCATGAAGATGTTTTTGGTTATAGCAATGAAGCTAGAACTGAGTTTATTAAAAATATTCAACAACATGGCTTTAATTTTCATGTGAAACTTGGAAATCCACAAAGCTTTTTGTATTTTTGGAAATCATGAAGATAGGTTTTTGCGGAACAATGTCAGTAGGTAAAACAACGCTAGTCAATGCGTTAAAAGAATTACCTGAATTTAAAGATTATACATTTAGAACAGAACGTTCAAAATACTTAAAGGAATTAGGTATTCCTCTAAACACAGACTCAACATTGAAAGGTCAATGTGTGTTTCTAGCTGAACGTGCTAGTGAATTAATGCAAGAAAATATTATTACAGATCGTACTATTATTGATGTTATGGCGTTTGCTAGGGTCTCCAAATCTATGGACTTCCCAGATAAAGAAGACTTTGCTATACTAGCCAAACGACTAATCCCAGAATACGATTATATTTTTTATGTTGACCCTTTTGGAGTTAAAATGGAAGATAATGGTGTTCGTGAAACTGATCTTGAATATCGTGATTTGATTGATTTTAGTATCCGCAACCTCATTAATAGCAATAAATTTAGAATGAAGAATTTTCATATTCTTTCGGGAACTACTGAAGAACGGATCAAACAATTAAAAGAGGTGCTTTCTCTATAATATTTATATTAAAATATTTCCCAATGTTGACTTGGATTAAAAATAACCCTCAGTTATCAGTAATTTTTACGTTGTTGGGAATTGTTCTTTTTCAATTGTTTTTTATTCCTAACACATATAAAAGAGCCTTTAAAAAGCAATTAGAAAATCAAAGAATAGAAAGTGAAGCTAGGATAAAAGATTTAGAAGCACATTCTGATTCTTTAGCTTTGGTAAATATTAAACTACGTGCTGAAGCAGATTCTATTTTAGTGGAGTTAGATAAAGAGGAAAAACGACGTAAAAAAGCAAAAGATGAATACGATAAAAAGATTTCTGAGCTTGGCAAGCTTTCTACTGCTGAGCTTCCCGGCTATTTCTCAAAGCGTTACAGTCGTTAACGGAGATACTCTTATTTGTTTTCCTGAAACTATGGTCCGCCAAATAATGGTAGATCTAGAAACAGGTGATTTTTGTCAAAAAGAAAAGCAAAGTTATTTACGTGATATTGAAAATCTTCGTAAACTTATTTCAATTAGAGAAAAAGAACATGAAAATACTGCGGGTCGTTTAAGCGATTGTCAAGGTGTAGTTAAAGAAAAAGATTTACAAATCAAATTAAAAGAAGACGAAATTAAAGCTCTTAAAAAAGAAAAAGGAGCTAAATTTTGGAATGGGATAGGTATAGGAGCTGGTGGTAGCTTAGCTGTAGTAGCTATCTTTCTTCTCCTATAACCCTATGAGTGAAGATCTAAGACAAATAATCCAGCAAGAATTTGTTAAGTGTGCTACTGACCCAGCACACTTTATGCGTAAATATTGCTATATTCAACACCCCCAAAGAGGTAGAGTCCAATTCAATTTATACCCTTTCCAAGGTAAAGTATTAACTCTTTGGAGAGATAATCCATACTCAATTGTACTTAAATCTCGCCAGTTAGGTATATCAACTTTAGCTGCTGGTTATTCTTTATGGTTAATGTTATTCCATGAAGATAAAAATATACTTTGTATAGCTACAAAACAAGAAACAGCTAAAAACATGGTAACGAAGGTTAAGTTTATGTTTGATAACTTACCTTCCTGGTTAAAAATTGGGGCCGATGAAAACAACAAGTTAACCTTAAGATTAACTAATGGCTCGCAAATTAAAGCCACCTCAGCAAGTAGTGATGCTGGTCGATCAGAAGCAGTATCTCTACTAATAGTGGATGAGGCCGCGTTTATTGAAGGAATTGGAGAAATCTGGGCTTCAGCACAACAAACCCTAGCAACGGGTGGTGGTGCTATTGTATTATCTACTCCTTATGGTACAGGTAACTGGTTCCACCAAACCTGGGTTAAAGCTGAAGCTGCTGATAATGATTTCCTTCCTATTAAATTACCTTGGTATGTTCACCCTGAACGAGATGAAGCTTGGAGAAAACGACAAGATGAACTTTTAGGTGATCCTAGAATAGCTGCTCAAGAATGTGATTGTGACTTTAGTACATCAGGTGATGTAGTATTCTACCCTGAATGGATAGAATTTGTAGCTCAAACCACAATTAAAGATCCTTTAGAACGAAGAGGAGCAGACCAAAATTATTGGGTTTGGGAACCTGCCGATTATAGTAGAGACTATATGGTTGTAGCAGACGTAGCTCGAGGTGATGGTAAAGACAGTTCAGCATTCCACGTAATTGATATTGAAACTAATACACAAGTTGCTGAATATAAAGGACAACTTCCACCTAAGGAATTTGGATACTTTTTAGTAGGAGTAGCTTCTGAGTACAATAACGCACTTTTAGTAGTAGAAAATGCTTCTATAGGTTGGGCAACTTTAGATGCTGTTAGAGAAAGAGGGTATAGAAATTTATATCATTCACCTAAAAGTGACTCCCTAACAGCTGAGTCGTATCTTAAAACATGGGAAGGAGATTCAAATCTAGTTCCTGGTTTTACTATGTCATTAAGAACTCGACCTTTAATTGTGAATAAGTTTAGAGAATTTGTAGGCGATAAAAGTGTAACTATACGTTCAAAACGTTTACTTGAAGAAATGAAAGTATTTGTTTGGAAAAATGGTCGACCTGAAGCCCAAACCGGATATAATGATGATTTAGTAATGTCATTTGGTACCGGAATGTATTTAAGAGACACTTCCCTCAAATTCCAGCAACAAGGTTTAGATATGACTCGAGCAGCTTTAAATAATATGAGAAAAGGTGATTCAAGCGTAGGAGTATATAACCCTTTAGGAGCAAAAAATCCTTATACTCAAATGATAAACGGACAAGCAGAGGATCTTAAATGGTTACTTTGATATTTATTACAATAACATTACACTATGGCCCAAACAGATATATTTAGTAGATTAAAAAGACTCTTCTCAACTGATGTAATCATTAGAAGTGAAGGAGAGGGTCAGTTGAAAGTTATTGATCCTGATAGAATACAAACTACAGGGGAATTTCAAACCAACTCTTTAGTTGATAAATTTGGTAAAATCTACCAAAACCCAGCTGCTACCTCTCTTTTAGGTCAGCAATTCAACCTGCAATATCAGTATCTTAGAACTTATCTATATAATGACTATGATACAATGGATACCGATGCGATTGTAGCATCTGCACTCGATATTATATCTGATGAATGTACTCTTAAAAATGATCAAGGTGAAGTACTTCAAATCAGAAGTAGTGATGATGATATCCAAAAAATCCTCTATAATTTATTCTATGATGTTTTAAACATAGAATTTAACTTATGGTCTTGGATTCGCCAAATGTGTAAATACGGTGATTTTTTCTTAAAGTTAGAAATCGCAGAAAAATTTGGCATTTATAATGTAATCCCTTACACAGCTTACCATATTCAAAGACGCGAAAACTTTGATATGAAACATCCATCTAAAGTAGAATTCCTTTATTCTCCTGATGGATATTACACAGGGGGATCAGGTTATTATTCAACACCTAACACTAAACCTACAGACAATCAAATTGTATTTGATAATTATGAAGTTGCCCACTTTAGATTAATTACAGATGTAAACTATCTTCCTTATGGTCGTTCATATCTAGAGCCTGCTCGTCGTTTGTTTAAACAATATGTGTTGATGGAAGACGCGATGCTTATCCACAGAATTGCCCGCGCCCCAGAAAAACGTATTTTCTATATTAACGTAGGTAATATTCCACCTCAGGATGTTGATGCATTTATGCAAAAAACTATCAACACGATGAAGAAAACTCCGTTGATGGATGAAAAAACAGGTGAATACAACCAAAAATATAACATGCAGAACATCCTTGAGGATTTCTACATCCCAGTAAGAGGTAATGATACTGCAACCAAAATTGATACTACAAAAGGTCTAGAATACAACGGTATCGAAGACGTAGCTTATCTAAGAGACAAATTGTTTGCTGCCCTTAAAGTACCTAAAGCGTTTATGGGTTATGAAAAAGATTTGACTGGTAAAGCAACATTAGCTGCTGAAGATATTCGTTTTGCTCGCACAATTGAACGCATTCAAAAGATTGTATTATCAGAGTTAACTAAAATTGCTTTAATCCACTTATACACACAAGGATACGATGGAGAACAGCTAACTAATTTTGAGTTAAATTTAACTACTCCCTCAATCATATACGACCAGGAAAGAATAGCACTTCTTAGAGAAAAAGTAACTTTAGCTACTGATATCATCAACACTAAACTACTTCCTACTGATTGGATTTATGATAATGTCTTCCATTTCAGTGAAGATCAGTACGATGAATACAGAGATCTATTAATGGAAGACCAAAAACGTTCCTTCAGAATGCAACAATTATCTGATGAAGGAAATGATCCATTAGAAACAGGTAAATCCTATGGTACTCCACACGACTTAGCTTCTTTATATGGTAAAGGAAGATATGAGGCTAATTCAGTACCTGATGGATACGATGAAAAAGCACCTTTAGGAAGACCCGAAGAAAAAGCTTCAGATAGAAATACTCAAGACAATGCTTTTGGTAAAGACCGAATTGGTTCTATAGGAATGAAAGTGGATA